GGGGGAAGGGAAACAAGGATCGGGTGACGGTGCTTTCCCGCCGGATGGTGGAGCCGCTGAGGGCGAGGATGGAGAGATGCCGGGGGCTGTGGCAGCAGGATCGGGAGGGGAAGCGGCCAGGGGTGGAGATGCCGAGAGGGATGGGGCTGAAGTTTCCGAAGATGGGCGAGGAGTGGGCGTTTTTCTGGGTGTTCCCATCGGCCTCGGAGAGTGTGGATCCGGTGTCGAAGATCCAGCGGCGGCATCATGTGCACGAGAAGAGTTTCGGGAAGGCGCTGAGGCTGGCGGTGAGGCGGGCGCGGGTGCCGAAGCGGGTGACGGCGCACACGTTCCGGCATGGGTTTGCGACATGCTATCTGCTGGCGGGAGGGAATCTGCGGGAGCTGCAGAGGCTGATGGGGCACGCGAACATGGAGACGACGGAGATCTATCTGCACACGGCTGGGAAGAAAGCGGTGCGGAGCCCGATCGATGTGGCTGCTGCGCAAAACATCATTCCCCTCCGCCGCACCGCATGAGCCGGTCCCATCCCTACCCGATTCCCGAAGAGGCCCTGCGCGCGTTCTGTGTGCCTGGCCGGGTGATGAATCCGCTTTGCCATCCTTGGCGCGGTGACGGCGAGGTGATCGCCGGGAATGGCTATGCGGTGATCCGGGTTCAGCGCGGCCGGTGGCTGGATCGGGATTTCCCGGCGGTCACTGCCGAGGTGATGGAACGGATTGGGAAAATCCCGTGGTCGCGCTTTGTGAAGCTGCGGGATGAGGACTGGCACCCGCTTGGGAATCTGATGGGCTGCATCTGGTTCCGCGGAGAGCTGGGATTCTGGCAGGATACCAAACCGCGTCCGGCGCCGACTCCGATCTGGCGGGTAGGTGACGTGCTGGTGAGGCTGAGCGCGCTGCAAATGATCGCCAAGCTGCCCAGGGTGGAAGTGGCGTGGACCGGTGGAGATCCGGCAAGCCCGCTGTGGTTCCGGTTTTCTGGAGGCCGTGGTGCGATCGCCTTCGATAAGACGCTGCGCGTGGGCAGCTACGCCATCCTGCAACCCCGCATGGATGATCTGAGCGGCGAACTGGTGAAACCTGGTTACCGGTCGGAAACCAAGCTGCGGCTGGTGCAGCCTGGCACGAATTGGCCGCCGGTGGACCTGACGGAGTAGATTCTGAAAAACTGAGATGCTGAGAAACTGAAATTTTATGGACGCAAAAATCAAAGGGTCATTCTGGACGGACGAACGGGTGGAGAATTGCAGCAAGGATGAGAAGTTTGCCTGCTTGTGGCTGATGACGAATCCGGCGCGCGATCTGTGCGGTTTTACGAAGGTTTCAAACAAGCGTTTCGAGTTTGAAACGGGGCTGGATGTATCCTCCTTGGAAGGGGCATCGAAGCACCTTCCAAGCTCCATCCGCAAATTGCCGGGCGGGACGTGGTTTGTGGTCAATTTTCTGCGGCAGCAATTTGGCAATGGGGGCCGTCTGAAGCTGGGCAACAAGGTCGTGATCGCCGCTGCAAGGCACGCAGCCGCAATGCCTACGGCGCTTGCCAATGCGTTTTTTGATGCGTATCCGGAGCTCCGGGAATTGGGCATTTCCCATCATTTGGAGCAATCGAAAACGGAAGGGGCATCGATCCCCCATACCGGTTTTCCGGATGGGGTAAGAGAAGAGAAGAGCAGAGCAGAGCATTCTTCTATTCATACGGATATGGAAGCAAATGCCAGGCGGCTTTGTGAATCCCATCCTTGTCGGGCGCTGACTCGCCCGGCTTTGCTAGCCGCGATGGAATGCCTCCGCAAACACCCGTTTGAATTGGTGCTGGCAGGAACGATGGCATACGCTCAGGCTGTCGAAAACTGGACACCGGCGGAGCGGCTGCAATTCGTGAAAAATCCGGAAGCCTTTTTCCGCGAGGACATCTGGAACCAACCGGCGGCGAACTGGGGCAGCCGGATCAAGGCGCGGCAATCCGCGGCGGTGGTGGATCTTGAGGCGGCGAAAAAATCTCTGGGGCGGAGGGCAGCCCACATTTCCTGAAACCATGAATCCGACAATCGAAACAAACGAAACTGCCACGCGCTGCGATTGCGGCCGGGCGATCTCTGCGGAACACCGGGCGCTGGTAGCGGCTTTCCCGATGGTCCTGCGGCAAGGCCAGTGCGAAGCGTGCCGCGAGGCACAGGAGCGCTCTGAGGCGAAAGCAGCGACGATCCAGCGGGAGGAGGAGGAGCGGGACGCACGGAAGGCGCGGCTGGTGGAAATCCCGCCGGAGATGCGGCGGACGCAAACCGCCCATCCACAGTTCAACGCGGAGCTGTGGGGCCGGGTGCGGGACTGGCGCCCGGACGGGCTGCGCTGGCTGGGCATCGTTGGCGGAGCCGGAGAGTGCAAGACGCGGTGCCTGGCATTGCTGGCCCGCAAGCTGATCCTTGAAGGCTATTCGCTCAAGTGGACCACCGCGGTGGATTTCCAGGAGCAAGTGGACATGATGCTGAACGGGGAGCGTGGCGACACCCGCCGCTCCAACGAGTATTTCCAGGCCTGCAAGACGGCCGGGGTGCTGGTGTTTGACGATCTGGGCAAGAACACTTGGAACCCGACCATGGAGAGGCGGTTGTTCGCGCTGGTGGACTACCGGAAAACCCATGATCTGCCAATGCTCTGGACGGCAAACACGGATCCGCTGGCGATGCTGCCGCTGCTGAGTGCGGACAGGGGAGCGCCGATGATCGGTCGGATTCTGGAGGCCTCACACATCGAGCCGGTGACCTTGCCGCAACCTGAGCTCTTCACCATGGCATGAAAACCATCGATCGATCCCCGAAAGGCCAATCGATCGAGCTGGGCCTTGCGATTTCCGGGGCGCTGCTGCCGCCGGGGCAATGGCGGGAACTCCCGGAACTGGCCGCCTGGTGCGGATGCTCTAAGCAAATGATTCACACGATTGAAAAGCGGGCGCTGCGCAAGGTGCGCGAGGCATTGGAAAACCTGAAACCCCACCACCACGATGATCGGACAACTTGAATTTGAAGAAATCCTGCAGGAACTTGGCCCGCTTTTGCCGGGCACGCTGAAGCTGCCCAAGCCGAAAATCGGCCTGAATACGCAGACGTATGCCATCGGACTGGCCAAAGCGCTGCGCCGGGAAAACCTACCCCATCCAACGTTCAATATCCTAACGGTGATTGCCCGGGAGCAAGGCCGGTTCCAAGACACCACGATTCCGCGGGTGGCGATGGTGCTGGGGATCTCCTTCAACGCGGTGCAGCAACACCTCCACAAGTCCGGCCATCTGTTCCAGGTAACCAAGAGCACCCGCCGCAAGCCGGGCATCAACGTGCTGCGCCTTTCTCCGGAAGCCATCGCCCTGCTGGTGAAAATCCAAAAACTTGCCCACCAATATGCAAAACAAATCGCCTGAGATTCCTGAACTGAAAGACGATCGCCACCGCAAGTTTTGTGCGGCGGTGTTGGATGGCAACACTCCGGCGAAAGCCTACAAGATGGCGGGATTCAACGCAAAAACGCCACAATCCAGGGCTGCCGCTGCCACGCGATTGTTAAAAAACGTTAACATCGCAACGTATTTGGCGGCGGTCCGGCGGGAGGCGGACAAGGGCGTGGTGCTTACGCTCCAAGCGAAACGGGAGTTTTTGGCCCGCATCGTCAACACGCCGCTGATGAGCATCGATCCGCGTGGCAAGGACGGTGATTTGATTCGAAAATACAAACTCACCACCACGGAAAGCGGCGGGATGGAAGAGATCGAAAAGCTGGATCCCCTGAAGGCCATCGATCTGGACAACAAGCTGAGCGGCGACGACCCGGAAAGCAATGCCACGGCCGGGCTGGCGGCTGCGATTGCCGGGCTGGGCGCCATGGGGGCAGTCAGCGAGAAAATGTGATATTATGAAAAAACCACGAAAACAACTGACTGAAAAACAAAAAGCAGAGGCCGTAGAAAGGGTTAAGCGTTGGCGAATATCTAATCCAGAAAAGTATGCTGCTTTAATGGTAAAAAGCCGTAATCAAAGGCGTGATAACGATCCGGATTGTTTTGCTCGGGCTAACAAAAAATATAGGGATTCGCATCCAGGGTTGCATCTTGCCTACTACGAAAAAAATAAAGAGCGGATGAAGCTTCATAATGCTAAGTGGAGAAAATCAAATCCTGAAGCGGTCAGAAACTTAGATCGGCAGAATAGAGATCGGCACAAATCACGGATACGATCGAGAAAGGAAAACGACCGTTTGCAAATAGCTGACTACTACCTTGCTCAGTGTAAACTGATGACGGTGGCTCAACTGCGTCAATACCCGCGACCTGTTGTCGAAATGTGGCGTGCTCTTTTGCTTCTCACTAGATCATGCCAAATTTTGCAGAAAACAAAAAACAAACTGAAATAATGGAACTAAAAATCGAAAAAAGTAAGGTAATCGAACACATCATCGCATCTGCTTTGAACATGGCGGAATTGGTCGAGAAGGATAAGACCTTTGTGGATCGGGCCATTGCGCACAAAGATAATCTTAACGTGGCGGCGAAGATGATCAAAGTTGAGGCGGACATTGCGATTGCGTTCAAGAATCCCGCCGCGTGTCCCTACGTCTCTGTGCCCGAAACGCCGAGAGTTTGAATTATTATAACAATAAACACGGGAGGTGATTATTTAGCATGCTTGGAACGTTCCAGAACACCCCTCTTGCGTCGCGCGCGTGGAGGTTGATGAACCTCTACACGATCCGCAACGCGGACGGGGTGCTGGAACCCTTCCGGCCCAACGATGCGCAAAAGCAGTTTTTCAACCGGATGCACACTTGCAACCACGTGTTGAAGGCGCGGAAGCTGGGGTTCTCCACGTTCATCGAAGTGATCTTTCTGGATGACCTGCTGTTTGCTGCCACCGGCTTGCAGGTGGGTATCATCGATTACACCCTTGAGGATGCGGAAAGCAAGCTGGGCATGCTGCGGCTGGCTTATGACAATCTGGACAATCCGGAACTGCATCCGGCCACGTGGCAGATCGGCCGGGCGATCAAGCGGGCCGTGCCATTGGTCGCCCAGGCCACCAAGAAACTGACTTGGGGGAATGGGAGCGTGGCCAAGTGTTCCACCTCGTTGCGGGGATCCACGCCGAACAGGCTGCATGTTTCCGAACTAGGCAAGACGGCCATTTGGGCACCGATCAAGGCGCGGGAAATCATCAACGGCGCATTCAACGCCATGACTCCCGGGAACGTGCGGAACATCGAGAGCACCCACGAAGGAGGCAAGGCCGGGGAACACTATCGGCTGGTGAATCAGGCGATGCGCAACGATGACAGCAACCTCACCAGTGTGCAGTCCAGGTTTCACTTTTTCCCATGGTATCAGGATTCCCGATACGTGCTGGATCCGCGAGGCCACAAGCTGCGGCCGGAGATGGTGAAATACTTTGCCGCGCTGAAGGCTGCCCATGGGGTGGAGCTCACGCCGGCCCAAATGCTTTGGTATGATCACAAACACCGCGAACAGGGGCATGGCATGAAAAAGGAATTTCCAACCACTCCGGGCGAAGCTTTCGAAGGCATTGCGGAAGGTGCCATCTACGGCACGCAAATGGCGGATCTGCGCGCGGCCGGGCGCATGCAGGAATTCGGGTTGTATCAGGAGAAACCCATCTTTGCCTTCTGGGATCTGGGCCTGAGCGATTACGTCTCGGTGTGGCTGATCCAGCCCACGGATCGGTTTTTCCTGGTGCTGGATTGGTTCGAGGCGGAAGGGATTCCGGGATCTGCCATGCCGGATCAAATGCTGCGCTGGGAAACGAAGTGGAGGAAACCGATCGCCCGCCACTTCGTCCCCCACGATGCGAACACCAGGGCCCCTGGCAGCGCGAAGAGCTACGTGGATGAGCTGCGGCTGGCCGGGCTGGAAAACGTCACCACAGTGCCGCGGACGCCTGACGTGTGGATCGGCATCGGCTATGTGCGGGACGTGCTGCCACACTGCTATTTCCACAAGGTTTTCTGCGATACTTCCCGGAATCGGAACGGCACCATGCACGAGCCGGATGATACCCAAGAGGATTTCCCCAGTGGGATTGCCTGCCTCGAGGGATACAGCAAAGATATTTCCGCCGCCTCCCTTGTGCGCCTGCGCGAAATGCCAAAACATGATCTTTTCTCCCACTCTGCCGACGCATTCAGGACCTTTGCGGAGGCGCATCGGCTGAAGCTTATCGAGCAATTCATGGGCGGAGTGTCACGTGGCAAGCCGGCGGCAGTCGGCGGAATCTCCAAACCCAGCGCGAAACGATCAACCTGATCCCCGGCAAGTGGTATCACATGGACAAAGGCGGGAAAGAACGCACCGCCAAACTGATGGGAATCAAGGGCAACACTGCTGTGATTTCTTTCACTGGATATCCTTTGCCAATCCATGAGGTGCTACTGGATGCGCTGCGGGAACCGGATTTTGGGTGCTGCGGAGGGGAGAGGAAACCTTAAAAAGATCATGACAACGAAAGACATCGAAACGATGGCCGCCGCACTGCGGATGCTGGCGGTAGAAATTCAATTTCCGGATACAGTGCCGGCACAATGCCTGCGTGATGCGGCTGATATGATCGAAAATGTTTTTGCGCGGTGCTCCACGGTTGAAAATGCCCTGAAGGTTTTGAAAGCGGATGTGGATCATCTGGGCCACTGGATTCCCGATCCATGTCGCAAGCTGGTGGATGATGCTTTGAATTGCTGCAAATCCCCGGAACTTTGCCTGCTTTCGGAAACTTGTGTGCCGTGTGCGATCTGTCCGAAGTCCGCCCTCTGGCACCTGCCGACACTCAAACTCCCGATGCAAAATGACCACTCCTAACGACACTCCCGCGCCGACGAAACCACTGATGGTAGGTTGCCAGCAGGAGCCTTGTTCTCCTCTTTCGATGGAGATCCACCGGCAAGGAAAACGCTTCCTGCGATTCTTCCCACACGGCTACGAACACCCCATAGAGCTGCCGGTCATCACCAGCGGATGCCGCGACGACTGGCAGGCGTGGACATGGAACGGCTCGGTAGAGAAGCCAACCCTGCGGCCCAGCATCCGAACAAAACACGGCGGAAAACCACTCGGGCAAGAGATCGTGAGTCACCTCTGGCTGAATGATGGCGAGTGCCAGTATCTAGGTGACTCGACCGATGGACTCGCCGGACAAACGCTGCCGCTGCGCCCGCTCGGATGGCAATGTGACCACGGCGACGAAGGGATGGATCATGACTGGGAAGAGAGTCACGAAACGTCTGGCGAACTCGACGGCGGGCCGGGCGACGAATGGACCACGAAAACCTGCCGAGCCTGCGGATGTCTTCAGGAGAACGCCCAAGATGACGAGTCCCCACCGAGATGAAGCTATGACCGAAGAAACTAACGAAATGCCACTCCAAGACGTTGCCGACAGTGAGCGTAGTGGGGATCGTCGTCTATCGACTTGTTCGGCATTGCGCGATGCGTTGATGCTGGTCAAATGCTCGCCGCGAAAGTCTGAGAATTCGCAAGTGTGGTGGGATGCCGCCAGCACGATGATAAAGCACTGTCGCGGCCTCGAAGATGTGACCGAAGCCGCCGCCAGAATCCTCGCCGAGCGAATCCAAGATCTGGAAGCCGATAATGCGATCTATCGCGACCGGTGCGAGAAACACAAGATCGTGATAGCGAAGGTGACTGCTGCTGTCGCGGTGCTCAATGACCAAGGGGACGCCGAAACCATGCTGAAACGTCTCGGGGCAATCCTTCTGCCGAACGATGAGGTATGCCAGCCCGAGGGCGCAAAAAAGCTATGAATACTGAAACGACATCGCCGCCCTCGGGATTGGCATCACCGTCTTGTTATGCTCTTTTGGATCTGTATTGCTGCGCTGGCGGCGCGGGTGAAGGGTATCGGCTGGCTGGCTTCGATGTGCTTGGCGTGGACATCCGCCCGCAACCGAAAAACCCGCATGAGTTCGTGCAAGGATGTGCTCTGGAATACCTCCGCGAACATGGCCACAAATACGACCTGATCCACGCATCGCCACCGTGCCAAGCCTACACCAAGGCCGGCAAGCAGTGGCGGAAGGAAGGCCGGGAATACGTCGATCTGATCGAGGCAACCCGCGAAGCTCTGATCGCCAATGGAAAGCCTTGGATCATCGAGAATGTGCCAGGCGCACCGCTCCGCAATCCGATCTTCCTCAACGGTTCCGCCTTCGGAATCCGCGTGCATCGGCCGCGATACTTCGAGACGAGCTTCCCGCTGGCGCAGCCGGAGGTGCCGCCGATGAAGCCCGTCAAGATGGGAAGGCCGATCAAGGAAGGCGACATCGTGCAACCCGTGGGACACTTCTCAGGCGTGCGATACGCCGCCCGCGAAATGGGCTGCGAATGGATGGGACAAGGCGAACTCGCGCAAGCTATCCCGCCCGCTTACACGCGCTGGATCGCGGAACAATTTCTTCTGCATAACAGTGAATTATAACGTCTGATAAGTGTCAATAATCACCCCATACGCCCAGGCATGGGAGGAATACCACCGCCACGGGCCGCCGGGGTGGGCATGGCATGAGGTGGTGGCGGAGCATTTCCGGCATGGGGTGGTGATCTCCCTGCCGGATTGTTTCGTGCTGGCGCGGCGGGTGAATGTGGAGGATCCGGACTCGTTTATTCTTTCCCCTCTGCAATTCCGGGAAAATGGAAATGCGTGGATGCTGTGGATCGCTGCCGGGAAACTGGGCGCGCTCATTAGGTTGTTGGGAGCTCATCCTTCGGAGTGGGTTTGCTACACCCGGCGTGCTTCTACGGATCTTCGGCGGATTCGATCATCATACTTCCTCCGCCATGGGCTCCCCGAAAATCCCGAAACCCCCACCGCCAGCGCCGCCGCCGATCTCATCGACGGGCCCGGAAAAAGTGGCTGCTGATCTGGAAATGCGCCGCAGGCAGGGGAAACGCTATGATTTTTCCAATACGATTCTCGCCCCTCAAGGGACGATGAAAAGCACCCTCGGCTAAATGACCCTCGCGCAACGACTCCTTGACCAATGCAGTGCGCTGGAAGCCCAGCGTGCGCCCCATGAATCGATCTGGGATGACCTTGGGCAGATTTGTTTTCCTCGCCACGGTGCGCTTTCGCAAACCCGCCACCAGGTGCCGGTGACCGGATCCACCGAACGCGGACGGATTGCTGCCAACTTCGACGGCACCGCCATGCGGGCCTGTGATACGCTGGCGCAAGGCCAATCAAGCCGCATCACTCCCATGGGTGCCCGCTGGTTTGTGCTGCGCCCACCGGCTGCGCTGAAGGACAACCAGGCCGCGCTGAACTGGTATGCGAAATGTTCAGAAATCCTCCAGGCCTATCTCGGAACGTCCAATTTCTACAACCGGGCATTCCAGTGCTACCAATTCCGCGGAGGCCACGGGATTGCCGCGATGGAATGCACGGCCGGAGCCAAGGGCAAGGGGCTGCATTTCCGCGTTCTTCCTACTGGCACCTATGCCATTGCCGAAAACTCTCTGGATGAAGTGGATGTGGTTTTCCGCCGATTCAATCTGACGCCTGCGCAATGCCTCGAAATGTTCAAGGACACCTGCCCGGCGGATGTTCGCAAGAAATACGATGACGCGGCCACGCGCTACCAATCCACGGAAATCGTGGTGCATGCCCTTTACCCTCGGGAGGATCGGGATCCGGGCAAGGATGACGATCGGAACAAACCCATCGCATCGGTGCATGTGCATGCTCCCACGGCTTCCATGCTTTCTGAAAGTGGCTTTGATTCCATGCCGGTGGCGGTTTCCCGCTGGGCGACGGATGCCCGCTCTCCCTATGGCTGGGGCCCGGGGGATTACGCTTTGCCGGAAGCCGCGCAAGCAAACTTCCAGGAGCAAATGCTGGACGTGCTGGCGGAAACCGCTGCCTTCCCTCGCGTGCTCTATCCCGCCGGGATGAAGGATGAAATCGATTTCTCGGCCATGGGCCTGACGTCGTTTGATCCGATAGGAGGAGAAACCGCAAAGCCGCAAGAATGGCTCACCGGTGGCCGCTATGACATCGGCAAGGATCGCGCCCAAGACAAGCGCCGGGCGATCGAAGCCAGTTTCTTCGTGGATCTTTTCACTGCGGTGTCCCGCCTATCCTCGGATGCCACTGCCACCCAAGTTTCCGCGATTGTTTCCGAAAGCCGGGAACTGTTCCACCCGATCTTTTCCAGTATGGTCCGCGAGTGGACCACCCCCACACTGCGACGCGCGTGGCAGCTCCTCATGTTGCAAGGTGTGATGCCGCAGCCGCCTGCAGCGGTGATTCAAGCGGACGATCTCAGCGCATTCATCGCGGAGCCGGATGTGGAATACGTTTCCGCCATGGCTCTGGCCCTCGAGCAAGGCCACCTCTCCAAGCTGAATAACATCATCGCCGTGATCACGCCGCTGGCCGCTGCGGATCCCGCCTGGCTGCGCCCACTGAATCCGGACACCATCGTGCCGCACCTAGTGCGCGCTGAAGGGCTGCCGGTGGATTTCCTCCGCACGCCGGAGCAAATGGAAGCGCTGGCCCAGCAAGAGCAAGCCGCCCAGCAAGCCATGGCAGCCCAGGCCGCAAGCGAAAGCGTGCGCAACCTCGGCGGCGTGGATGAGACGGCCAAGGCCGCCGCGCTGCTTCAAGCCTCCTAACCATGGACCCACATGCCACAGCCAACGAAACCGCGAAAAAAAACGCCGCCGCAAGGAAAGACTTCCTCGCCGATCTCCTTGCCACCTTTGAATCCCCATGCGGAAAGCGAGTCCTTGCCACCATCCGAGCTTCCTCCGCCGCCGATGCTCCCGCCTTCACTCCCGGAGGCTCCGCCAATGATGCCCTCTGGAGGGATGGAAGAAAGTCCCTCTATCTCGAAATCGAAGCCAACCTCCGCACCGCGCGCATCGAGCACGGAGCGGAGCCAAAGCCCGACAAGCCCAAGGCCACCGGCCGCGGGACCTCTCGGCGGAAAAGCGGCTGATTGTTTTATCTGGAGCGCTGCGCACGATGATGACGCGGAGTTTCTGCGCCGCTACGCTGGCAGCCACGAGCGCGCCAAGTTCATGCTCACGTTCCACGCAGAGAATTCGGAGACATTTGCCGCGCGGGATAGGCTGGAAAATTTGATCAGCCCTTGATTCTCCCACATAAACCATGACCACCGAAGCACCACCAGCGCCGGCCTCCGCGCCCGCACAACTGGCCCCATCGACTCCAACGGACGCGCTTGCCGCGCCCGTCACCCCATCCGCCACTCCGGCACCGTCTCCCGCGCCTGCTGCCCAGGCTGATCCACCGCCTGCCATTCCGGCGGCACCTCCTGCATGGGACGGGAAACTGCAGGAAAACTGGCACCTCGGCCTTGGCGATGAATTTGCCCCACATGCCAAGGACTTGGAAAAGCACAAGGATATCCGATCGATCATCACCGAGCTGAACTACTACCGCAAGAACGGTGTGGAGTATCCCGGTGAAGGATCGTCATCGGCTGCCGTGGAGCGATTCCGCAAGGTGGCTGGAGTGCCGGAAGATCCTGCCGGATACGGACTCACCGCGGAAGCGATGAAACTGCCGGAAGGTATGAGTTTCGATTCCGAGCTGGCCACCGCAGTGGCGGAAGCTGCGCACCGCACCCACACGCCACCGGCTGCCGTGCAGGCCATGGCCGGGGTGTTCAATGAGCTCCTTGCCAAGCGTACCGCAGACGCCGCGCATGCGGAAGCCAAGGCGAAAGCCGAAGCCAAGGACGCGCTGGTGAAGGAATGGCGGAATGATTTCCAGCACAATGCCAGCACCGTCCGCCACATCACCGAAATGATCGGCCAGCAAGCAGGCATTGCACCGGACGATCCGGCGATTGCGGAATTCATCACCGATGTCTCGGCCAAGCCCGGACTTGCCAAGCTGATGCTCCAGGTTTCCAAGATGGTGGCGGAAGATCGCATCGTCACGCCAAACGGATTTGGAAACCTGAAGTCACCCGCGCAACAGATCGAGGACATCAAGGCCGGCCGCGATGCCACATGGTCCCCGCTTTTTAATTCGAAATCGGAAGCGGATCGAGGCCGGGTTTACGAGCACATGAAAGCGCTCCGCGAAAAGGCCAATCTGTAATCTCCCCACTACAATCCCCGCGATTGGAACCCCGCATGGTGGCAGCCGTGCGGGGTTTTTCTTTCCCGCCTTCAATTCCCAACGTGATGGCACTGACGCATGATGCCAACGCTTACCTGAGACGACAGACAACCCAGTGATGGGCCTGGCCGCTCGGTTTGCCCGGCCCCGGAAGGGGTAAGGCCACCGACCCGCCCGCGCGGACAATCGAGCCGGAACAAACTCCGCCTTCGAATTCCAACCAATCCCATCACATATCATGTACGATATCCCTACCGCTTTCCGGGATCAGTTTTCTGATTCCTTCCGCGATGTAGTCCAACAAAAGGACTCTCGCTTGATGAAAACCGTGGTCGTTGAACGCGGCCTCACTGGCATCTCGAAAGAGATCAACTTCATTGGTGACCTCGAGGATGAGGAAATCACCGGTCAACGCTTTAAGAAGGTCACCGTTTCGGAGATCGAAGTGAACGGCCGCTGGTACTATCCCCGCGAGTTCCAAGCGAAGCACTTTGAAAGCTCCTTCGATGAGAAGAAGCTGGCACCGCGCATTCTTGGATCCGGCCAGATCATCACCGCCATGCAGCGCGCCTATCTCCGCCGCTGTGATAACATCATCATCAACGCTCTCACTGGCAATGCCTATGTGGGTGCCAATGGTGCCACCACTCCCACGGCTTTGCCTGCCGGCCAAACGGTTCCCGTCGATTTCGTTTACACCGGATCCGATACGGACAGCGGCCTGACTGCTCCGAAAATCATCGAAGCCATCCGCATCCTTTCCGCTGCTGAAGCGTGGAACGAAGATGTGGCAGCCATGGGCGAAAGCCTCTGGTGCGTGATCGATTCCAAGGAAGCCGCCCGCCTCAAGCAACAAGCCAACCTGGCAAGCGGTGATCGCCTCTACAGCACCGACTTCGGTGGTCCACCTGAATACGACACGAAAGGCTTCCTCACCCGCTGGGGTGCGGTGAACTTCGTGATCTACGAAGGCCTTGTCACTGACACGGTGGTGGGTGCTGCAAACAGCGATAACGTTTCCGCCAAGATCGTGCCCCTTTACACCTCGAGCGCTCTCGAGTTCGGAGTGTGGTCGGACAACATGGCAACCGTCGATCGCCGTCCGGACTTGTCCAACGCCATCCAGTTCCTTTCGCAATGCTCCATTGGAGCGGGCCGCGAACAGGAAGAAAAAGTGGTTCGCATCAACTGCACCGTGGCCTGATCCAACCCCTAACCATAACTGAAAGGAAACCATCATCATGGCCAATACTGATTCCACCCTCGTTACCGCTCACACCGCCGCGCAAACCTCGGGCCGCTCGCCCTTGGATCCGCTGGACGCTGGAACGGTGCTCATGTTCATCCGCAGCCGCGTCACTTGCCCGGCGACTCCTTCCACCTCGGACACGCTCACGCTGGTCCCCGGTGAATTGATTCCGCCCGGCTCGCGCTACGCTCCTGCGGCCTCGTGGGTTTACTGCGTCACCGATCCCGGCACCGCGCTGAACCTCGATGTGGGCCCCACCTCGAACACGGACGCACTGGCGGACAATCTGGCGCTTACCACGGCAGGCACCACCGGCGGCATCGTTCCCTTCGATGAATCCGGCACTGCTCCGCTGGCAATGACTTCCTCCGTGGAACACGTTTCCGGTGAGGACATCGTGGCCACCATCGTTACCTCCAACACGGTTTCCGAAACCGTGATTGAATTCTGCATTGCCTACTACGCTGTGGCGTAAAGGCCGTGCGGGCAACCGCTAACCCGGGGCCCGCGCCGTTTCCTACGGTGCGGGCCCTTCATCTTTCCTGCTATGCCTCTCGCTGATCTCACTGCTGTTTCCACCCTCGCCCTGGACTATATCGGGGAGCCCTATTTGACGGCCTATGCCACGGACACCACGGTGGCCGCCCAGGCATGCCGCCTGCATCTCCCGCAGTGCATCGAGACGGTGCTGGAGGGGCACGTGTGGAGCTTTGCCACGCGCTGTTCCCAGCTCACGGAAGCCGCGGTGGAAAGCACCACGGCACAAATCAACATTTACCCCGGCGGGGAAAACAATGGCATTCTGCTGGTGGCACAAACTCCGGGACCATCGGGCAATGAAATCTCGCTGACCCTAGTGCCTGGTGGGGCTACGGTTTCCACTATGTCCGTGGAGGTTTTGGGAAACGCTATTACAGTGACCTTTGCAGTTGTTCCATCCAGCGTTACCAATACCGCAGATTTGTTCATCTCCGGAAGTCCTTTGTTGGTTGGGGAAATGCTACTTGATGGTTTTTTCAATGGAAAACCTTTTTACCGACAGGCGGCGGCTGAAGAACTTTCTTATGATTTGGGATGGGATGGGGCGCAATGGGTTCTAAATGTGAGTCATCCTTCGGCTGGATGGACATCATCGGATGATGTGGATTCTCCTGATTTGATCACTACTTGGGTGGCTCAATCTCCTGGAACTGGTTCTCCAGATTTTGCGGCGACGATCGAAAACAAAGCGTCGGAAGTGATCGATGCCATCACTGCGGACAATGCTGCATCGCTACTGGTCACCGCGGTGAATGCGCAAGGCCACGATGGCACCGGCGTGGTGTCTGCCGTGGAAGCGACTTATCTCGAGGGCGGATCTTCCACCAGCACCGTCTATGCCCCTGCTTATGGCACGGGATTCAACCTTCCAAGCGATTGCCTGCGCTTCCTCAAGATCGATACCGAGGACATCGACGCACCGCGCAATGATTTCGAAATCCAAGGTCGATATCTGCTGCTGCAGGAGGAACTGGCGGAGGCTCCGGTGATCCACTACATCACCAGTGATCCGCCGGTGGATGAATGGCCTACCACTTTCACCGATGCCGTGGCATTCCTGCTGGCATCCCGCCTGGCACCCAAGCTGGCGCAAGATCAGGCGCTTGCTGCGGACATGCTCCAGAAACACGAAATGGCGCTGGGCAAAGCCCGGAGCAAGGACACGCGAGAAACCCGCTCGAAAGAAAACTTCGGCCCGCGGCACTTGGCTGCGCGGTCGGGCTTGGTCCGCTCTCGCTTTGCTTCCCATGGCTCTCCATGGACTCCCACGACCGGCGTTTCGATCGTCGGGGAAACGGCCAGCGTGGATCTGGATGGACTCTTTACCGAAAACCTCTGATTCCCATGGGAGATTTACCAACCGAAGCCCAAGCCCTTGCCATCATCGCCGCGCGCGAGTGCAAGTCTCTGCGCACGCTGATCAATGGCAATGCGGATACCTTGGCCGCGCTGGACACCACGGCCAAGACTTCGCTGGTGGCGGCGATCAATGAGTTGAAAACCGCTCTGGATGCGGTGGAAACTCCGGATCTTTCCGGCTATGCCACCACATCGGCCATGTCGGCAGCGATCACCGCGGCGATTGACGCTTTAATCGGTGGGGCACCTGGTGCTCTGGATACGCTGAACGAATTGGCGGCAGCACTTGCCGATGATGCATCGTTTGCCTCGTCTGTTACCACGGCCTTGGCCGGGAAAGCACAAAAAACCATCTATCTTTTTGGACTTTCTGGCCAATCCAACTCCTACGGAGCGGGAGGATCAGCCGGATCGGCACCAACGCCACCGTCCAACGCATATCAATGGACAACGGCGGGCGGTGTCGCCGCACTTGCCTTGACAGCCGGAACCAGCGGCGGCGAAACCTTTGGAACAAGTTGCGTGCCTCAGTTTGCCGTGACTTACCAAAAAATCACAGGTCGCGCTTGCGCTTTTGTTAGCGGGTCTATGGTTGACGGCGCGGCCATGGCGGCAGCAGCAGACGGAGGATCTGGAAACTTTGATACTTCAGGAACACTGCGGGCGGCGGTTGTGTCTCGCTATTTGGCGGCTGAAGCTGCGTTTCAGGCGGCAGGATATACAGTCGTGCGGGCTGGAATCATCTGGGCACAGGGTGAGCAAGATGCGGTAAAAATACGCGATGCCGTTATCACGGAAGCCACCTATAAAACCGCGCTCACAACTTTTTTTGCATACCTGAGAACGAATCTTGGTGCATCGCTTCCCATTTATATGGTTCGCACCGGCCCAAGGACCACAGATTCAAACTTTGCTGGAACTTTGGCGGTCAGAGGAGTTCAAGAACAAGTTGCGTTTGAAGATCCGAGCGTCTGCACGGTAGCCCGCGAGACTCAAGATTTTTCCAGTTTGTCGATGTTAGCTGATACAGTTCACTACAATCAGACCGGACAAAACAGGGTCGGAATCAGAGTTGCGCAGGCCGCTGCTGGTAAGGCATCAGCAACCAATTATCGGGACTTTTACGAGTCGGGAGTTGCATTTGCTTCCGCCGTATCGCTGTCAAACGGAACCTACACAAACATCACCAGTTTAATTCTCCCCGCTGGAATTTGGCTTGTTTCCGGTCATGTGAGCTACAACGCAAGCAGCGCGACAGCGACGGTGTTGCGAGCATGGACAGGGACAACTTCAGCGGCAGATCCTCCAGCGGATTATTATATTGGATTCCTTGATCCAGGATGGAGCGTTGCAAGCAGCAGAAACAGCACCGTTGACGCTCCGGTTAGACGTTACGTTTTAACTACCACCACCACGGTTTACTTGATAGCTCGACCAACATTTTCGGCTGGAACTGTAATTGGGTTCGGCAAAATCACAGCAATCCGCGAATAATGCACTCCTCCCTCCTCTCCTTCAACTCCGGCGAAGTCTCTCCCTACCTCCGCCATCGGATCGACTTCGAGAAAGCCGCTTCCTCCTGCGAGGTCATGCGGAATTTCCTGCCGCTGCCCTATGGTGCTGCGGTGAAGCGGCCGGGGTTGGTGAGTTTGGAAACCGTCACCATTTCCGAAGCCTCGGTGTTGGCCGGGGAAAATCAAGCGATGTTCCCATTTATCGCTTCGACGGGGGATAAGTATCTGCTGCACTTCATGGAAGATCGGCTGAAGATCTATCGCACGGACGGCAGCGTGGCGGATTCGATGGCTTTCATGGATGGCTATGCCTGGCCGGAAAGCCCTTGGGAAAATGGCATCCGGGCGCTTCACATGGTGCAGATTAACGATGTGGCGTTTTTCACCCATCCGGGATCTTTCCCCCTGCGTCTGCGCCGCGTGAATGATACCGAGTGGCACCTGCAATTCATCCCTTTTGACCGGGCGCCGATGCTGGATGAGAACACGGACAAGCGGAAAACCTTCACTGTGGCGTCCGATCCCGTGGCGGACACCTGGGCTAATGGGGAAACCTACGTGGTGGGCGATGTGGTTTTCACGAATTGCGAGTGGAAGTGCACCGCGGAGCACACGGCCACCAGTGGCAAGAAACCCGGCACCGGTGCCGATTGGCGGGACTACTGGCAGCGGATGTTTTACAAGGAGGGGGATCCGGTCACGTTGCTGGCGGACGATCGGGAAGAGGACGTGTGGGTGGAAGGGGTGTGGAGTTCCTACAGCAAGGGGCAGGTGCGCTTGAATGGCACGGAATTCATCATTGCTACGGACGATCACGAAGCCTCTGCCACGGATCTGACTCCCGGGGATATCATCGGCACTCCGGTGCCCTATCAGACGGAATACACCCACTGGAGAGGCATTGATATGTGGCCATCGGACAACATTCCATCGGTGTCTTTTGCGATCGATACCGGGATGTGGTTGGCCCGCGGCGGGGTGGTTTACGAGGCCATTGCCGACGATGCCAGCCCCACCTCTGCGGAGTGGCCGGGCACTGGAGCCAATACGGCCACCTATTGGTCTGTCGTCGGCGGAATCACTGCTTCCCCCGGTCAATACACCGTGGGCGAAACGGATGGCGGCATTGTCGATTGGGTGGGATTCATCGGCACGGAATACCAGGCAAACGATCGAGTCTCGCGCAAGGGCCGGGTTTACACCTGCCTGCTGGATCACACTGCCAGTTCAAGCAACCGCCCCGGATCCGGAGCCTCGTGGGAAACCTACTGGGTGGAAACCTCGCGCATGGTCGAGGAATGGGCGGCAGGAAACTTTTCCCCCGGCCAATACTTCCGGATCTCCCCGGAGCGCGATGAACAGGATTTCCAGTTGGAGCTCCAGGCCATCGGTGCTGTGGATGATGTCACGCGCTCGGAAAACATGGCAGTGCAAGGCGCGTGGAATTTCCAGACTTATGGCACCTGGTGGGGCACCTTTCAACTCCAGCGCTCTGCCAACAATGGCAAGACATGGGAAACCATGCGCTCGTGGCAAGCGGCCGGTGATCGGAACATTGCGGATTCCGGCATCGAGGATACTCCGGTGCTGCTGCGCCTGAAGTTCACGAAGGAGGACGGCGGCACCACGGAGGCTGCGCTGAACTATGACGATTCACCACCGCGGGGCCTGCTCATTCCGGAATCCCCATTTGTCACCGGCTATTGTTTGATGGATACCTACACGGATTCCGATGAAATGACGGGAACGGCAAAAACCGCCATGCTTTCCGGCAACACCTACCGCTGGGCGGAGGGTGCATTCAATTCCCGCGATGGATTCCCGCGGGCAATCGCGCTGCATGAAAGCCGCCTGTGTTTCGCATCGACGGCCGCCCGCCCGGTGTCCATGTGGCTTTCCGCATCGGATGACCTGATAAACTTCGAAACCGGCGTGGAAGCGGACGATGCGATCTACGCCACGCTGGCCCTGTCCAATGCCTCGCCGATCCGCTGGATGAGTTCTCAGCGCCGGCTCTTTGTTGGCACGGCCTTCGGTGAATGGGTGGTTGGCAGTGAAACCAGCGATTCCCCCACCACTCCCACCAACTTCATCGCGCGCCAGTATTCCGGCTATGGATCGCATCCGCAACAACCGCTCATCGCACTGGACGCCACGTTTTTCGTAGAAAGGAAAGGCATGCGCCTGCGGGAGCTTGCCTATTTCTCCGAGCGTGAAGCGTATGACGCTGCGGATCTGACCCGCATTGCGGATCATCTCACTCGGGACGGCATCGCCGCCATGGCATGGCAGCAAACGCGGGAGCCGGGTCTGTGGATTGTCACCCGTGCCGGGGCTCTCCTTCACTTTGCCTATTCCCGCACGGAACGGATTATGGCATGGACTCGCCACGATACGGAAGATGGCCTGTTCCGGGACGTGGTAGTGATCCCCTCGGACGATGGGGACGATGAGGTCTTTTTTCTTGTCGACCGCACTTATACCGAACTGGAGCGCTTCCCGCAGCACTGGCTTTCTGCCATCGAACTGGCGGATGATCCCGTGGTGGCGGATACCGTCGACGATCTTCCAATCACCGCGGAGTTGGTCACCCTGCCGATCGACATGGCAAGCCAAGACGGCACCACCCAGGCCCGCCGGAAGCGGCTGAACAAGGTTTCTCTCTCGCTGTTCCACTCCGCCGGTGGGCATCTCTGGAATGCCGATCAAACGAAAAAGCAGCCCATCACCGGCAGCACCATCACCACCGGCTGGGTGGATGTGGTGCCGGATTCCGGGAACCTGGACGAAGTGGCTCTGCGGATCCATCACGCGGGTGCGCAACCGTTTATCCTGCGCTGTGCCACGATGCGTTTCCAACTCCACGAGAAATAACCTTTCCCCCCTTCAATCCACATTTTCCCGCTGCTGCTTCACCCTGTTTCCATGATCTCCATCCGCCCCATCGCCCAAGGTCCCGATGGTCGCGTTTCCCACGACGAGTTTCTGTCAGTTTCTCCGTGGTGGGAAGCGCGGGGTGGGGATTCACCCCCGCGGGAAATGCTGCCAGGCTGTGGTGCCCTGGCGGAGTGGAACGGGGAACCAGTCGCCTGCGCGTTCATGTATCTGGACGCCACCGGCAGCGGCGTGGCATGGCTG